GGACTAGGCAGGATCAGCAGGAGCAGAACCAGCCGCCAGAGCCGGAAACAGCCGCAGGCACAGAGCCAAACAAGGACGATGAAGAAGTCCCGGACGATAAGGCGAAAGCGGCTAAAAGGCGATTAGGAAGGGAGAGTGGCGCATGGGATTCCGGATAATTCCCCCCAAAAGGGTAAGGAAAGTAAAGACCAGGAACGGCAAGGAAGTTCTCCGTAGGATTGAAGAATATCTGGAAAGCGACACTGTTACCGGAGAGCCGGTAGAAATCCTGTGTGGCTTTTGGGAAGATCAGCAAAATGCGATTACATACCAGGAGTTACGGCAGGCAGTCATAGATGGAATAATCAGCCAGGAAACGATTCAGCTTTGGACACAGGATTATTCCGTGCTGGTGGCAAACAGGCTCAGTAATCTATGGACGGACGCAATCACAGCCGGATCGGCGGGGCAGCCTATTCTTGACGGTCTTGCTTTTGAATTTAATACGCAGGCGACTGGTATATTGAACTGGCTCAGCGAGCGTGGCGCAGAGTTTGTCACGGCCTGCACCCAGGAGCAGAAAGACGCCATTGCGGCACTTCTCACAAAGAAAATGCGTGACGGACACACGGTAGACGAACTCTCCAGACTGATCCGACCCTGCATCGGGTTGACAGAGGGAGATGCAAAAGCAGCTACGAGGTTTTATGACAATATCGTGGCGACACTGAAAAAAGAGCATCCACGGATGAAACCGGAAAGCATACGGAAAAAGGCGCTTGACGCTACGCAGAAATATGCGGAGAGGAAACACCGGCAAAGAGCTATGACGATTGCTCAGACAGAAAGTGCTTTTGCGTACAATCGGGGCGCTGACGAGGGAATAAGGCAGGCCCAGGCAGAAGGATACCTGGGAGTTATGAAAAAAAGGTGGAGCACATCCGGCGATGATGCAGTATGTGAATTGTGTGCATCGCTGGAGGGCGTAGAGGTTGGAATGGATTCAGATTTCAATATCGGGGGCAGGCTGCTGTTCAGAGGGCAGCATATGTTACCGCCTGCGCATCCCCGGTGTGCGTGTGCGATTGAGTATATTGAGGAATCTCCACCTGCAGGAAGGAAGTGATTGAAAAGATGAAAAAGTTTTCGGACTATATCGAAAAGTCTGTCAGCACCAATCCGGAAGAACCGGAGGGAGTCCTGAAAGGCCGGTTTAAGGTCATGAAGTCTGACGATGAAAAGATGCTTGCCTTTGGATGGGCGAGTGTTTCCATGCGTGTAGATGGTGAAGTAATCGAGGACTGGCAAAAGGATATAGTTGAGCCGGAGGATTTGGAAAATGCTGCCTATGAGTTTGTGCTGCTGTACCGCGAAGGCGGTGAAATGCACGAAAGAGGTGGGGCCGCTGTACTGATTGAGAGCGTGGTGTTCACTGAGGAAAAAATGCGGGCTATGGGAATACCGGCAGGCACACTTCCTATCGGCTGGTGGATTGGTTTCAAGGTCCTGGATAAAGATGTATGGGAAAAGGTCAAGGACGGAACCTACCAGATGTTCTCCATTGAGGGAGAGGCCGAGAGGGTAAAGGTGGAGGACGAAAACAGCCTGTAAAAACGGGGCGTATTGCGTTTTTCAGCAGCTCCAACCTAATAATCCTACCTATGGAACCGTAAAAAGGGCGTAGGTAGCACATATTTTTTGATAAATCAAGCGGCATCCGGAAACGGGTGCCATTTGCTTTATAAATCTACGGAAAGGAGGCAGCAAAGTGGCAACAAAACTGAAAAACCTCAAAATCCGAAAAGTGGATTTTGTGGACGAAGGTGCAAATCCGGATGCTCACATCAGAATGTTAAAGCGGAGAGACGGGGAAACACAGACCGCAGAAGAGGACAGCAAGAAAGGTACCGGCAGCATACTAAAAAGGCTGTTTGGCTTTATCGGGAAAGCGGCGGGTATGAACCAGGAGGAAATCGACAGCGCAATAGATGAAATACAGAAAGGCGATTCGCTGAGTTTCAATGAAAAAATCAACGAAGTAAAGAACTATAAGATCGCTGATGAAATGTGGGACACCTGTTATGCCCTGCAATCTTCCCTCTGCTCGATTCTGAATGATGAAGAGCTGGATAGCACCGGCGCAGCAACGGCAATGCAGGAAAGTCTTGACGAGTTTTATGCGGTAGTACAGGAGTCAATCAAGGAGTGGTCCAGCGGCAAGTCGGCCAGCATTGTCCGGAAAAGTGAAGAGGTATCGGAGGCAGAGCTGGAGATTATGAAATCGGCGGTAGAAAGGCTGAATGAGACGATCGAAAAAGCCTGCAAAGATGCCAAAAAGGAGAAATCCGAGGAAAATGGACCAAACAATAATGAGAACCCGAAAGGAGACGAAGAGGAAATGGGAATGAAGATTGACAAGAGTAAGTTGACAGATGCGGAGAGAGCTTTCCTGGAAAGCATCGAAAAGCGCTGTGGCGTGGAGGAAGGAGATGTCTCCGGCAGCGGCAATACAGCGGCGGCTCCCGCAGAGCAGACACCGGATTCTGCAGAGCAGACGGTAACGAAGTCCGCACCGGAAAAACCCCAGGAAACACCTGTAGGACAGGAGGATGGGCAGGACAATATCTATAAGGGTCTGCACCCGGCAGTAAGAGCAGAACTGGAGGGGTTGAAGAAATTCCGTGAGGATGCAGAGGCCAGAGAGCTTGCCGAAGTGGCGAAGAGATATGCAATCATTGGCAAGACCGAGGCAGAGCTGGTTCCCATGTTCAAGAGCCTCAGAGCGGCGGGCGGCACAGCCTACAATGATATGATCGCTGTGTTGGACCAGGCGGTAGCCACTGTTGAAAAGTCCGGCGCCTTTACTGAAATAGGCAAATCCGGTCACGGCTCCGGCACAGTGGGAGCGGCAGAGGCGAAGGTTGAGGCCATTGCGAAAGGGTATATGGAGAAAGATTCTTCCCTGGATTATGCCTCAGCAATGGCAAAGGCGTGGGAGGACAATCCGGAGCTGATGGCTGAATATGAGGCAGAGGCAGGATTCTAAGGAAGGAGGATAAGAAAGTGGCAAACAGAAATTTCAACGGAGTACAGATTAACCAGAGCGTGACTATCGTGGAGCAGGCCGGGGCGGAGATTCCGGATGTGAGGAACCGGATTATGACATACGATAAGGACGGCAATGTTGTCCTGGCGGCAGACGGTTCTGCAGTCCTGATAGGGATTGCGCTGATTGAGTCCGGGGTCAATGACATTTCCGGCGCAGAATCCGGCAAAGTGAATGTCGGTGATGATGTTGACATCCAGATCAAGGACATCGGCTATATTCTGGCCGGTGGCGACATTACCAAAGGGGATGAGGTCACAGCGTCCAGCGGTCTGGCCGTCAAGGCAGAGTCCAGCAACTATGTGGTGGGTATCGCACTTTCAGCGGTTGCAAAAGATGAATACTGCAGAGTGCAGATCACGAAGTATCAGAAGGCTTAAAGGAGGTAAAGAATAATGGCTAAAAGAACAGCAGCAAGCATCCAGGCAGATATTGCAAAGGGTGCTTTCAGACCGCATACGGCGCTCTCCAATATGGCGCTGGCATACTACCAGAGTGACGCAAGGAGCTTTGCAAAGACGATTTTTCCGATTTGCCCGGTTTCGCTGTCCTCTGATAATTATTATATTTTCGACAAAGAGGATTTACTGCGTGACAACTGGCACAGAAAGCCGGCATACGGCAGAGTTGATCCAGCAGTGCTTTCCGAGCATACGGAGACTTATGCCTGCGTAGTAGACCAGATGATTATGGGTATCGACCAGATCAGGCAGACAGACCTCAACCGGAGGATGGGGCCGAGGACAGCAGACCCGAAACAGCAGAGGACAAAGACGATGGCCGGGCAGGCGAATATCCACCAGGACGCATGGTTTGCCCGCCAGTTCTTCAAAAAGGGTGTATGGGACCAGGAGTTTACCGGCGTTGATTCCACCTCAGTTGCATCGGGCCAGTTTATAAAGTTCAGCAATGCAAATTCCGATCCTGTGTCCTTTGTAGACGAAAAGAAAACGGAGATGGAAGAGGCTACCGGGCGTATGCCGAACAGGCTGGCGCTGGGTGTCAATGTGTTTAACGCATTGAAAAGACATCCGGCGATCCTGGAAAGGGTAAAATACGGCGGCTCTACGGCGAATCCTGCATCCGTCACGCTGAATGTGCTGGCGCAGCTTTTTGAGATTGACCGGATCACGGTGCAGAGGTCCATTATGAATAAAGCGCAGCTGGGGCAGGCGGCAAAGATGGAGTACATTGGCGACCCGAATGCTTTCTTGCTGGCCTATGCGACAGATACTCCGTCCATTGACGAGCCTTCAGCGGGTTATATCTTTACCTGGGATATGCTGGGGAACGGCAATATCATGCCGGTTCTGAGCTATCCGGGAGAGAACGGCACACATTCCGAGTTTATCGAGGGACTTATGGCTGCTGATATGAAAAAGACGGCGGATGATCTGGCTATGTTCTTTGCAGATGCCGTGTAAGGAGGGCGCACTATGAGATTGATTGCAAAAAAGCCCTGCAGTTTTGGCGGGCGGCAGTATTTCATCGGTGATGAAATACCGGAAAATCTTGTGGCAGACGCAAAACGGCAGGAAGAGTACGGTGTAATTACCATTGTGAATGACAGCGAGGGGGGATCGGGCGCACAGTCCGGTTCCCTTTTCACGAAGGAGCAGGTCGAAAAGATGATTGCTGAGGCGGTGGAAGAGGCAGAGAAGAAAAAGGAGGCTCAGCTTGCAGAGATACAGGCATATGTTGCGGAACTGAAGGAAACGGAGCCTGGGGCATACGATGGCACGATTCCTATTTCTGTTAAAGGAGAATCTGACGAACAGCAGACCGCAGTTCCGGCAACTCTGGAGGAAATTCAGCAGGTATTCAGCATTATGCAGATGAACGCCACGGAGGGAGTTGAGGCAATCGCCGGGGTAAAATCCGAGAATGTCTTGATACTCCTTCATGCGGCGGATACTCGTAAAACAATCAAGGATGCCGCCAAAAAGCAGGCAGATAACATATTCTCCACTTCCGGCAGTACGAACGAATCCACAGGCGGTAACGCAACCACAGGAACCAATACGGAGGGGCTGATACCTAATGGCGAAAGGTGCATACACATATAATCCGGCGAATGTCAAAGAACTTGGAAAGGATCGTATGAGGTTTGAGCTGGGCGATGTAATGGTGGATGGACTCTCTGACACAACGGCGCTTTCTGACGAGGAAATCCAGGCGGCAATCGACACCTATCCGAAATCATGGAAAAGGGCAAAGCTCATGTTGCTGGAGAGCCTGTGTAGGCGCTTTGCCTATGAGGTCAACACGAAAACCGGACCGCTGACATTGGAATTGCAGGAAAGGGCAAAACTGTGGCGGGAAGATTACGAAAAGCTGAAAAAAGAGGTATCTGCAGAATCCTGCAGCATACCTCAATTCAGAAACGCATCGCAGAATAAGCCGCCATATTTTTATACCGGTATGCAGAGGAATGAAA